GAACAGTATGAAGAGCCAGAAGAAGAGGAGGAGGTAGAAGACCCAAACTACGTACCGGATGTACCTCTCTCGGATGGAGATCAAGAAGCTGTTGTAGAGACTATCGGTGGAATAGAAAATCTAGATCAAGTTAGAGATTGGGCTGTTAACACTCTTGATCAAAATGAACTCACTGCTTATAACCGTGAGGTAAATAGTGGAGATTTTACTAGAGCTAGAAACGCAGTACAGTCAATGTTCTTTGCTTGGCAAAACGCTATGGGTAGTGAACCTGATTTATTAGGAGGAAGCTTAGGCTCTTCTGGTGATGTATTTAGATCTGTTCAAGAAGTTGAAGCTGCTATGAATGATCCAAGGTATCTACACGATACTGCTTATACTCAAGATGTAGAAGATAAAGTCTCTCGTAGCGACGTATTAGCACCTAGATAAGCTAATATTAAGGAAGCTTAAGTATTAATATTGTTGCCTCTGAGGAGTTACCAGCAGTCGTGTACTGAGCGTTAAACATTTAATCAAGTAATTCGATGCCAGATTTTTCGAGCATCTCCAGGTTAGGTGGTATTAATGGCGTTCAATATAACGCTAATAGTGCCTCTGGTAACTATGAAAAGGAGAATGCTAATTTTATGAAAATCTTCTCTGGAGAAGTCCTAACGGTCTTCAATAGGGAAACTATTTTCAAGGATCTCACTCAAAAGAGAACCATCTCCTCAGGTAAATCCGCTGAGTTCCCAATTACGGGTCGCTTCTCAAGTCGTTATCACAGGCCAGGTGATTGGATCACAGGTCAAGGTAACAAAGGGATGACAGGATCAAAGATTATTACAATCGACGATCTACTCATTGCTGATGCTTCAATCTATGATTTAGACGAAGCCAAACTACATTGGGACGTTAGGTCTATATACTCAAAAGAGTTAGGCCGTGCTCTCTCAAGGGCTTACGATCAACGCCTAGTCCGTGTACTTCAAACTGCCTCAGAATCTGATGGCCGTGTTGATGACTGGGATAGCAAGATCTTCCAGCTGAATAGTGGTACATATGCTTCTGTAAGTACTAACACCATTACAATTTCTGCTAACTTCCAGACAGCTGAACTAGCTGATTGGGCTGTTGGTAAGACTGTTTACGGTGAAGACTCAGGTGCTTATGCTGTTATCACTACTGCTCCTACTAACGGTGCAGCTACATTTGTTGTTAACCCAATCGGTGCTATAGGTACTGGTACTAACTCCACATTTACAGTTGGTGAGCGTCTATTCACACTTAATAAGCTTCCTGGTGGTACTTCATACACAGCTATTAACCTCAACGGTGCTGCTAACCGCAACGCTAGAGGTGAACTGATTGTTGAGAACCTCTACAAAGCTTGTCAAGCACTTGATGAGAAGGATGCACCTAAGGATGGTCGTACAGTTGTACTAAGCCCAGGTGCTTACTACGACGTCATCAACTCTGACCGTGCAATCAACACTGACTGGAACGCAGGCGGTGGAGCAAACGGCGACTTTAAGAGCAACCGTGTTCTTAGTGTTGCTGGCTTTGATGTTAGGACTTCTAACCATCTAGGCTCTGCTTCTTATGGTCAGTCATACTCAGGTACGGGTGCTCAAGCAGCTACTACTCGTGGTGAACGTCCTAACTACATCAACGCTAAGGACGGTTCTGATGGATCTGCAGCAGCTGGTACTAATGATTACTACCAGGATGAGCAAGGTAATACTTCAACTATTACCAATTTGTTCGGACTTTGCTTCACTAAAGAAGCAGTCGGTACAGTTGCTCTCAAAGATCTGAATATGCAGATGACAGGTTCTGAGTACAAAGCTATGACTCAGAGCACAATGATGGTTGCTAGCTACGCTTGCGGTCACGGTATTCTCCGTCCCGATTGTGCAGTCTCGCTACTTCATGATGGTAACCCTTGGTAAATACAAGGTAAAACCGCATACAATAAGAGGAGGCGAAAGTTTCCTCTTTTTTGTGCATATATGGCAACTTCTAAATTACAAGCAGTCAATACTCTTTTATCTATTGTTGGAGAAGCACCAGTCAACGGTTTAACTGCTCCTCTTACAGGAGATGTGGCGTTAGCAGATAGGACTCTTGATGAGATAAGTACAGAAATTCAAGCTGAAGGTTGGTCTTGGAACTCAAGAATATACAGAGAGATTCCACTAGACGCTAATGGACACTCAACACTTCCTAGCAATACTCTTGCTGTAAGATTTAATCCAATATCCTATCCTTCTCAACGGTTTGTTTTAAGAGGGATTAAACTATACGACCGAGTAGAAAGTAGTTATGATTTAAGAGGTAGTTTAGGTGTAGCTCTTGTTGGTGGTGTTAGCGATCTTATTGCTGAAGTAGTAGAAGAACTTGATTGGGATAGCGTACCTGAAACTGGTAAGCGTTATATCATGATTCGAGCTGGTAGGATCTATGCTAATAGATTAGTAACCTCTTCTAGTATTGAAAGTTATACTGCTGATGATGAAGAGAACGCACTTAAAATATTAAAGCGAACAGAAGATATGGCTGAGAATAATAACTTTATTAGCGGCCCTGATGATATGTACGGTGGTCGTGTAATAACAACCTTTGGTCCTGATATTCTTAATCGCTAATGGCAAGAGAACTTTATAGCCAAACAATTGGTCCTCTTAATAAAGGGGTAAATCAACAAGCGGACAGTTTTGTACTTCCTGGTTTTTCTAAAGTATTAGAAAACGGTAACTGTGATTTAGTAGAAGGACTAAAGAAACGTTTAGGATCTGTACCTTGTAGACGGGTTGATACTCTGACTCAATACGCAGGTACAAATACCTTAGTTGGTACTCGTAAATGGGATGAAGCTTGGTACTTTGTTTATAACAGAAGTGACACAGAACGCTTTATTCTCATAATTGGAGACGATTCTCGTACTATCCCTAGAACAGGAAATACTACTAACGGTAATAGACGAGTTGAAAGTATTAACAATAATACAGATCTATATATAGGAGCCCCTGTAACTGGTTCTGGTATACCAGCTGGTACAACTATCACATCTCTGGATGCTACCAACAGTCGTATTACTCTTAGTGCAGCTGCAACAGCTACAGCTACTGGAGTCAGTTTAACTATTGATTCTAATTATGTTTTTGTTACAGCAATGTCTGATGTAGAACCTATTAGTGGTATTCTTCCTACAATTGTCCCAACACAACAGGTATTTGCAGGAATAACATCTGCAAACCTTGAATATTTTAGAGGTACAGGTAGAGCTAAAGATAGGTTAAGAGCTACATCGTTTCAGGATTTTGTATTTATAACTAATACTCAACAAGCAACTGCTTATTCTGATACTGCAGCCCAATTAGAAAGGTGGAACGTAGATTTAATAGGTGGTGATTATGTACCAACTAGAGCACAAGTTGAAGTTAACTTAGTAGATTACGCTACTGATTACACCATAAGTATTGAATTAGAAAATGGTACAGCTATTACTGGTACATATGAAACTCCAACTCTTGCATCAGGTACTGATGTTAGTACAGCTACCATTGCTACCGAGTTAAGAACCTCACTTCTTGCTCACGCTAACGCTGCTCAAATAGCCATAACTAGGAACGATTCACAGTTAATAATAAACACTACAAATGCAGCTAGATCTTTTGCAAGTATTATCGCTTCTGACGATAGAGGTAACACTCTAGCTAGAGCTTTTTCTAATCAAGTGACAAGTATAGTCGAACTACCTGACCTTTCTTATCACGGTTATACAGTTTTAGTAGCACCTACTGGCTCTGCAGATCAAAGTTCATATTATTTACAGTTTAACGCTGAGAACACTACTACTAACGGTGATTTTGGTAGAGGACATTGGCAAGAATCTGGAGGTTGGAACGCTAGAGGAAGGATTGATGCTACAACAATGCCTCACGCTTTGGTCTATTACAAGAATGATGATGGTCTTGTAAGGTTTACTGTTGATAATTTTGATGGTACTGATTATACAGATGGAGGTAGAACTATTGAAATAGCCCAATGGGTAACAAGATTAGCTGGTGATGAAGAAGAAATGCCAGGACCATCATTTTTAACTACTTCTGCTGGTGATCCTAAGTACATTACAGACATAGTCTTCTTTAAAAATCGTTTAGGATTTATAAGCGGAGAGAACGTAATCCTTAGTGAGGCTGGTGACTACTATAATTTCTGGGTTCAGTCTGCTGTACAAGTAGTAGATACAGACCCTATAGATTTAACAGCTGTTAGTAACGACGTTGCTGTACTTAACTATGCTTTACAACAGCAAGACGAGCTTGTACTTTTCTCAAATGAGAACCAGTTCCGACTATATTCAGGTGACAACGTAACGTTTTCTCCAGAGACAGCATCAGTAGGTAGGATAAGTTCCATTAGTATGGAAGCTAATGTTAGACCTCAACAAGTTGGACCACAAGTTATATTTCCTGTTAGGGAGGGTGATTTCACAGGGTTACATACTTTCATTACTACTGATCGTACTGTTGGTATTAACTTGGGACAAACTGCGGTTATAACAGAAACAGTACCTAAGTACATTCCTCAGAACGTAGACTCTTTAGCTGTAAGTAGAACTGATCAATATTTAATAGCTCTTAGTAGAGATGATATAACCTCTTTATATGTATATCAATTCTTCTGGGAAGCAGCTGGAGGATCACTTACTAATAAGCAAAACGCTTGGTCTAAGTGGACGTTCCCTAATAAGAAGATCCATTGGTGTGACTTTGTTGAGGGTACTTTATTTAGTACAGTTCAGTATGATAACAGTGGTACAGCTGAGTACTATTTAGAGGGTATTAATGCTTCTAGACCACCTCAAGAAGAGCAAGACTTATTCCTTTTAGACAGACAATTAGCTAGCTCAATTACTACAGATATAGGTACAGCAACTAGAACTTACAGTAACCTTACAAATAGAACTACAATAGGACTTCCTTATAAGACAGTAAATCCTAGTCAATTCGTCATTATTAGGGAAGATTCTACAGATGCTAACGAAGCTAAAAAGCGCTGGGTCGTGGCTAATACTGTTCCTGCGGGGGTTACTTCTTTTACTCTTGATAGCTTGGGAGATTACTCAACTGCTACTTTGGCGAATTTGGAGTGGGTTTTTGGGGAGAACTTCACGTTTAAGTACCAACCTCCAAAACTTATGCCTTATGCAAAAACCGCTACGGACAATACTTTTATCGGTAGTCGTACTGGTCGCCTTCAGTTACGATACTTGGATCTTTACTACAATGATGCTCGCTACTTCACCATAGAAGTTACTCCTGATTTCAGGGATAAGCAAACCTATGAGTTTGACAGGAGAGATCCTCTTAATGCGAATATAGTTCTTAGCCAAGCATCAAGTTTTGATGAGGCAAAATTCAGAGCCTATATCCAAAGTAAGAACGACCAAGTTACGATAGAAGTAGTAAACAACAGTATTGATCAGGCTAAGTTCATCGCTTTAGAATGGACTGGCTTGTATTACGACGTAGCGAGGAAATTTACATAGATGGCAAAAGATAAAACTGTTGATTCTGAAGGCTTCAATTTCTTTGAAACCAACTCACTACTTGCTACAGCAAAGTTTGCTACTAGTGCTTTAACCTCTTACTTTGGTAGCAAGGTAGGAAAGTATCAAGCACAAGCAGCTACTGCTGAAAGACAGCGTCAATACTGGGAACAGAAGAATAACATGGAGAGGCAGAACTATAGGCAATATGAGTATCAGCTGAGATCGTGGTATAGAGACAGCGATTATACAGAAAAGAGAAAACAGTATGAATCTCAGCTACAAGGACAAAGAGCAAAATACAAAGGTGAGGTTGCTATA